TCACCCGACCAACCGCATCTCTTTTATCCCGCCATCAAGGTTACTTCCACGATCCGCAGCCATTACCAAATCAGCCCACCATTGCATCATTGGGCGTCGTTGTTCAAGATAATCGCTGCGATTGTAAGCGCGACGTACTTCATTTTTGTCCACATGAGCAAGTGCGGCTTCAATGACATCAGGTGGAAACCCTTGCTCATTGAGTGCCGTACTGGCAATAGAACGTAAGCCGTGTGAAACGAGTACGCCTCCTAAGCCAGCACGCTTAAGGGCTGCATTCACTGTCTGGCTATTCATTGGCTGGGTAGGCTTAATGCGACTGGGAAAGATAAATTCTCGGCCACCACTGAGTGACTTCATCATTTCCAGAATAGAGAGAGCCTCATTGGATAATGGAACCGTATGGTCCCGGTTCATCTTCATTCGAGCTGCAGGAATTTTCCATTCGTTAACATCAAAATCGATCTCATCCCATCGAGCTTCAGCAGCTTCGGCAGGGCGTGTGATGGTGAGAAGTTGCCACATGAACAGACATCTTGTGGACAAGCTGATACTAGCCGTACGCATAGTCTGCATTAGCTGTGGAAGTTGATCCGGGCGGATGCTTGGCATGTTTTTCTTTTGCGGTTTCTCGAATGCTTTCCCGATGTTTACGCTGGGAACCGCATCAATCAGGCCCGTATTCTGCGCATAAATCATGACTTCATTAATTCGCTGACAAAGGCGTCGAACTGTCTCTAATGCACCTCTGGCCTGAACCGGCTGCACTGCTTTAACCAGAGTATGAGCCTTAATCTCAGTGACACTGATATCACCGATTGCCGGGAAAACATCTCTCTCAAGCGAGCGCCAGATATCGTCGGCATAGTCCTCTGTTACGCTGGCTTTCTTCACATTCCACCAACGCTCGGCAACTAACAGGAAAGTGTTGGTTTTGGCCTCTTGAGAATTTCTTACCTGTTCTTTCTGATGTTCCTGCGGATCAATGTCTTTCGCCAGTAAAACTCGAGATTCAGCTCTGAGTTTACGCGCATCAGAAAGTGAGACGGCAGGGTAGGCACCGAAGCTCTGTTTGGTTCGCTGCTTGGTCAGAGGGCGATAGTAACGGAACTGCCAGAGCTTACTACCGCTGGTCTTGATTAGCAGAGTAAGCCCGTCGCCGTCATACAGCTGGTAATCGGCATCTTTAGGTTTGGCGGCTTTGATTTCCGTATCGGTTAACGGCTTGGTTTTTCTTGCCATGATGGAGTCTCCATGCGTTTAGGCCCAACGAAAACAATAGAGCTTTTCGTTGGGCCTATCAATGGGCCTAAAAGGTTCGGATTTAATTAGTTCTCTTCGGACTTCGCGGGACAAATTGAGGGCACAAAAAAGCCCGCAGGGCTTGCGCCGTGCGGGCTCTTAGGACTTCATCGGATGACTCTGGTAATCACCGATGGAGAATTTTGGTGGAGCTGGCGGGAGTTGAACCCGCGTCCGAAATTTCTACATACCATTTTTACATCAGCAAAAACATACATTTACGTTTTAAATCATTACCTTATTGTTTTTTGTGTTCGTCGGGTTTTATGTGATTTTAAGTCTATGCCGCCAAAGTGCCGCCATAATTTAGCGGTTCCAGTTGAGATTGTGAAGGGGGTTTTTCGTCACTGCATCTTCCAGGTGATCGGGCGCAAAGTGGGCGTAAACCATCGTCATTTTAATGTCTGCATGGCCCAGAATATCGCGGAGGACCAGTATGTTTCCGCCGTTCATCATAAAATGGCTGGCGAAGGTGTGGCGCAGCACATGAGTACATTGGCCCTCTGGCAAATCGATACCAGCCCGCTTAACAGCACGCTCAAAGGCTTTTCTACACGGTGTGAATAACTTCCCCCGGTTCTTGGGGAGTTCGTCATACAGATCCTGTGAAATCGGGACGGTTCTATTTTTCTTGCCTTTGGTTTTGGTGTAGGTGATGCGGTATTTTGATAATTGATGGCCCTGCAGGTTTTCGGCTTCACTCCAGCGCGCACCGGTAGCCAAACATATTTTTGCAATCATCAGCAAGCTGGGGCTTTGAGAATCGGCGCAGGCATCCAGCAGGCGTTTAATTTCCTCCGGTGCCAGGAACGCCAGTTCACCCTCTGCGATCTTGAATGTTGGTAGCCCGGCGAGTGGGTTGGGTGCTGACCAGTGGCCCAGCTTTTTCAGCGTACCAAAAACTGATGATAGGTTGCGTTGTTCCAGGTTTACCGTGCGGGGCTTAACTGGCGACATAAGCACGCCATCTTCATTTTTGACCTCACCCTTTAGGCGCGCTTCACGGTATTTTGTAAAGTCTCCGGCAGTTAGCTCCGAGGCAATGGGATCGCCCAGGCCATTACAAATAATGCTAAGTTTTGCCATCAGTCGCTTGGGGTCGGCAAGGGTCTGTCCATATAGCGAATGCCACTGCTCGATTACTTCTGACAATTGCCGCCGGTCATCCTTTTCACCTAACCATGGCTTTTTGTTCACTTCATCCATTGTGAAGTTTTCAAACGCTATAGCCTCGCCTTTCGTCGCAAACTGCTTACGGACGCGCTTACCGTCACGCCCGCTTGGGTAGCACTCGCACAACCATTTCCCGTTTGGCTGTTTTCTGATGGTCATATCAAAGGCTCTTAATTATTTTTAAGGCATGGCCTACTATCTCGATATCATCCAGGCTGCACTCAAAAGATGATTCATCCTGATGCACAACTAACCTGTTTCCTGGCAGGCGAGTTAACTTCACAATGCTTTTTATTCCGTCAATATCAACCAGCCATACTCCGTTAACTGGTGGTGTTTGGCTGCGATCGACCAAATATGAGTCACCACTGGTATTAACCAAAAGTAGGTTACTGGAGCTGGGAGGTAGCAGGCTGCTGTCAATGATTGCTTTGCCTTCCTCAACTAACGAGCCATTAGTAAGAGCCGCTTTGTCAATTTCAGGAGAAACAAGGTCCGAAAGATGTTTAACTTTGCCGGAGTTCACGAAATTGATATCTTTTTTTGTGTCAACATTTGAGCCTGGCTCGCCTTGCCCGGTGGTTAGCCAGAGCAAAGATACCCCTGTTTCAAGAGCGCACTGAATTACCCATTCCGCAGGAAAGCTGTCTCTTAAGTATCTGTTTGCCATGGTGCTTTTAGACGCACCAAGATGATCGCATAGTTGCTGTCTTGACTTGAAATCGTAGGCAGCCATTAGCCTATGGATAGCTTCTCTTCCCCCAGTATTCTCGCCCGCCTTTACCTGTATCATTATTTAATCCTGTTGACGTATCAAATATTGGATCGTAGTATCTCTGCGTATCAACTTTTGAATCATATAAAACAAGATAAAACGACGTAAACCAAACCTTAACCGAGAGATACTGCACTATGAGCACTGATATTTCAATTCGTGTACCAAAAGTTATAGCGACTCCTGCTGAGTTCGCTGAATGGGAGGGGTACTCCCGTGGCTCGGTTTATCAGATGATTCATAACGGTAAACTGGCCAACTACATTGAAAAGAAAGAAAAAAACAAAGGGCGCGTATTCATTCTTTACCTCAAATACAAAAAGGACCAAGCGAGCAAAAACATGGACAAGTCTGCATTCAATTACAACGTTGTAGTTGGTTGTTAAGTTCAATTATGTGAACTTTTGAGGTATGAAACATGTTTGATTATAAGATTTCCAAACATCCACATTTCGACGATGCCTGCCGTGCTTTCGCGTTGCGTCACAATATGGCGAAGTTGGCAGAACGCGCAGGAATGAACGTCCAGACGCTGCGTAACAAACTGAATCCGGATCAGCCGCATCAGCTCACAGCACCGGAAATTCATCTGCTTACCGACCTGACTGAGGACCCCGCGCTTGTTGACGGTTTTCTGGCTCAAATCCATTGCCTGCCGTGCGTGCCATTGAATGAAGTGGCAGAAGAGAACCTGCCACATTACGTCATGAGTGCAACTGCGGAGATTGGGCGAGTAGCTGCAGGCGCAGTATCCGGTGATGTAAAAACCAGTGCGGGCCGCCGCAATGTTCTCAACAGCATCAACTCTGTCACGCGCCTTATGGCACTCACTGCAGTTTCATTGCATGCGCGTTTACAGGCGAATCCGGCGATGGCAAGTGCGGTAGATACCGTGACGGGTCTGGGCGCTTCGTTCGGTCTGATCTGAGGTGGCTATGCTGACTAAAGAACCATCTTTTGCATCACTGCTCGTTAAGCAAAGTCCTGCAATGCACTACGGTCACGGCTGGATCATGGGCAAGGATGGCAAACGCTGGCACCCGTGCCGCTCTCAGGATGAACTGCTGGCTGACTTGTCCACAACCAAACAGGGGAAATCATGGCTATTGAAGGCGCTACGGCGACTGTTCCATTAAGCCCCGGTGAACGCCTGGACGGACTGAATCATATTGCGGAATTGAGGGCTAAAGTGTTTGGTCTGAATATTGAGTCGGAGCTTGAAAGGTTTATTAAAGATATGCGCGATCCACGCGACGTAAATAATAAACAGAATGAGCGGGCACTGGCAGCCATTTTTTATATGGCAAAAATTCCGGCAGAACGTCACGGCGTCAATATTAGTGATCTGACTACTGACGAAAAGCGGAAACTGGTGAAAGCAATGAATCATTTTCGTGCAGTGGTGAGCTTATTTCCCAAACGGCTAACCATGCCGAATTAATCCACAACAGAAATTAATGGCGTAAACCCGCCGGGCTTCTTATTGCCCAAATTCAGGAGAAACAACTATGCGAAATATTGAAACCCGCACCACTAAAACCGGGCCAGATGATGCTGGTCTCAACCTGTTGCTGACTGAGGCACGCAAAGAAGAACGCCGGGGACGCGCAGATGTGATGGCTGCGCGTCTGGATTCTTTAGCTGCCCGTATCGTGTCACGTCAGCTTAACCATACGGAAGCGGCTGAGCTGCTGCGCCAGGAAGCTGTGAAGATTCAGAACGAAGCGCAGGAGATCCACTGATGGCTGATTCAATGGACCTCGTACAGCAGCGCGCTGAAGAAGAACGCCAGCGCCACATCCACACCGCCCGCAATAAGGCACCGGGCGTTTCCCGTGTTCTCTGCATTGATTGCGATGCGCCGATCCCGCCAGCTCGCCGCCGCGCCATTCCGGGCGTGCAGTGCTGCATCACTTGTCAGGAAATCGCAGAGCTGAAAGGCAAACACTACAGCGGGGGTGCTGTATGAGCACTATCCTGAAATGGGCGGGAAATAAAACCGCCATCATGCCGGAACTGATTAAACACCTTCCTTCTGGCCCGCGACTGGTTGAACCTTTCGCGGGTTCATGCGCTGTAATGATGGCGACAGACTATCCTTATTATTTTGTCGCGGATATTAATCCCGATCTTATCAATCTCTATAAAAAAATTGCCCTTGATTGTGAAGCTTTCATATCACGCGCAAAAAATATTTTTGCGATTGCGAATAGAGAAGTGGCTTATTACAACATTAGGCATGAATTTAATCATTCCTCTGAAATTACTGATTTCATGAAAGCAGTATATTTCCTTTATCTGAATCGTCATGGTTATCGTGGTCTGTGCAGATATAACTTGAGCGGTCATTTTAATGTCCCTTACGGTAATTATAAAAATCCGTATTTTCCTGAAAATGAGATACGCGCTTTTGCAGAAAAGGCTCAACGCGCAACGTTTATCTGTGCCAGCTACGACGAAACACTGGCGCTGCTGCGGACGGGTGATGTTGTTTATTGTGACCCACCATACGATGGCACGTTTACCGCTTATCACACTGCCGGTTTTACGGAGGACGATCAGTATCATCTGGCGTCTATTGTTGAACGCCGGTCATCAGAAGGTCACCCGGTTATCGTGTCCAACAGCGACACGTCCATGACCCGTTCGCTTTATCGTAATTTTACCCGCCATCGCATCACTGCAAAGCGCAGCATGGGCGTGGCTGCCGGTGATAGTAAGTCCGCAGCGGAAATAATCGCCGTTTCAGGAGCAACACGCTTTAACCGGGTTTATTCCACCCACGGGGATGTGTGCTCGGTTATTTTAGAGGTGCGGGCGTGACGGTAGGCAAGTTCGCGTCCCACAATGTAGCAACCACCGGCGGCTCGAATGAGACCGCCGTGGCCTTTCCATGGAATAACCCAAAAAAAGCGGTTAATCCATATCTGGACCCGGCGGAAGTTGCGCCGGAGTCTGCGCTTTCAAACCTGATCGCTCTTTACGCTGCGGATAACGAGCAGGAGCAGTTGCGCCGTGAAGCGCTGAGTGATGAGGTCTGGGAACGCTATTTCTTCAATGAATCCCGTGATCCTGTCCAGCGTGAAATGGAGCAGGACCGGCTGATTAGCCATGCCAAAATGGCGCGCGAGCAGCAGCGTTTTAATCCCGATCTGGTTATTCTGGCTGACGTTAACGCCATGCCGTCCCATATCAGCAAGCCTCTGCTGGAGCGGATTAAATATTTCCATAGTCTGGGCAGAGCAAAAGCCTATTCCCGCTACCTGCGTGAAACAATCAGGCCGTGTCTTGAGCGGCTGGAGCGCGTGCGTGACAGTCAGGTGTCTGCCTCTTTCCGGTTCATGGCGAGTCATGACGGGCTGGAGGGGCTGCTGGTACTGTCTGAAATGAATCAGGATCAGGTCAAGCGTCTTTCCACGCTGGTTGCGGCACATATGAGCATGTGTCTCGATGCGGCCTGTGGTGATCTGTTTGTCAGCGATGATGTTAAACCAGAAGAAATCCGCCAGGCATGGGAAAGGGTTGCCGCAGAGGCGATGCGCCTTGAGGTCATCCCGCCTGCCTTTGAGCAGTTACGCCGCAAAAAGCGCCGCCGCAAGCCGGTGCCCTATGAACTGATCCCACCATCGCTGGCGCGTATGCTGTGCGCGGACTGGTGGTATCGCAAATTGTGGCAGATGCGCTGCGAGTGGCGCGAGGAACAACTGCGCGCCGTCTGCCTGGTCAACAAAAAAGCATCCCCGTATGTCAGCTACGAAGCCGTGATCCACAAACGCGAGCAGCGCCGCAAATCGCTGGAGTTCTTCCGCTCACATGAGCTGGTTAACGAAGACGGCGACACGCTGGACATGGAAGACGTGGTGAACGCCAGCAACAGCAATCCGGCACACCGCCGTAATGAAATGATGGCCTGTGTTAAGGGGCTGGAGCTGATCGCGGAAATGCGCGGAGACTGCGCGGTGTTTTATACCATCACCTGCCCGTCACGCTTCCACGCAACCCTCAACAACGGCAGACCTAATCCGAAGTGGACCAGTGCCACTGTCCGGCAGAGTAGTGACTATCTGGTTGATACGTTCGCCGCTTTCCGTAAGGCAATGCACAAGGCCGGGCTGCGCTGGTATGGCGTCCGGGTGGCAGAGCCGCACCACGACGGCACCGTGCACTGGCACCTGCTGTGCTTCATGCGCAAAAAAGATCGCCGTTCCATCACCGCGCTGCTGCGTAAGTTTGCCATCCGTGAAGACCGCGAGGAGCTGGGCACCAATACAGGGCCGCGCTTCAAGTCCGAGCTTATCAACCCGCGCAAGGGCACGCCGACCAGCTATATCGCTAAATACATCAGCAAAAACATCGACGGGCGCGGGCTGGCTAAAGAAATCAGCAAAGAAACCGGCAGATCACTGCGTGATAGCGCCGAGCATGTCAGCGCCTGGGCGTCACTGCACCGTGTCCAGCAATTTCGTTTCTTTGGTATTCCGGGGCGTCAGGCATACCGCGAGCTGCGCTTGCTGGCTGGTCAGGCGGCGAGAGTGCAGGGCGAACACAAAGCAGGTGCGCCGGTACTGGATAATCCACGTCTGGATGCGGTACTGGCGGCGGCTGATGCGGGCTGCTTTGCCACCTACATCATGAAGCAGGGCGGTGTGCTGGTTCCCCGTAAACATCACCTTGTCCGCACGGCATATGAACTTAACGACGAACCGAGCGCCTACGGCGATCACGGTATCCGTATCTATGGCATCTGGTCCCCGATTGCAGAGGGCAAGATTTGCACGCACGCGGTGAAGTGGAAAAAGGTTCGTAAGGCCGTTGACGTTCAGGAGGCGGCAGCCGACCAGGGCGCTTGCGCCCCTTGGACTCGTGGCAATAACTGTCCCCCTGTTGAAAATCTGAACAAATCAGGGGGTGATTTACCCGATATTAAAACCATGGATGAGAAGGAGCTGCAGGAATATCTCCACAACATGGGCCAGAAGGAACGGCGGGAGCTGACAGCCAGGTTAAGGCTGGTAAAACCGAAGCGGAAAAAAGCATATAAACAGACTATTTCGGATCAGCAGCGCCTGCAGCTTGAGGCAGAACTGAGTTCCAGAGGGTTCGATGGTAGCGAGTCAGAGATTGACCTGCTTCTGCGCGGCGGCAGTATTCCGTCAGGTGCCGGGCTGCGTATTTTTTACCGCAACCACCGTCTGCAGGAAGATGACAAATGGCGTCAGTGGTACTGATGCCGCAGCTTTAACAATTCTTGCTCTTATTGATCCGCATCAGAGCGATCTAATTGACAGATAAAAAACGGTTTACATTCGCAAATTCCTACTATACTGTAATTATAAACAGTGGATATATATACAGTTATTGTGTATCCGAGGTAGTGATAGGAGGGAAAATGCAGGATTATCTTTTGGAGTCATTGAAGCTCCAGCGCATTGATTTTTTTATCAAGCTTGTAGCGGCTAGTGAGTGCAGCGACGAAGAAAAGCGGCTGGCTATCCAGTGGGTGTCCGAACTGACAGACGAGCTGATGGCGAAAATCCGAAGCCATGAATACTGCCGGTCGATGGACGTAACCAGTTAGAGGGGAATCTGTATGCGCATTGAAATAATGATCGATAAAGAGCAGAAGATTAGCCAGGCTACACTGGACGCCCTTGAATCCGAGCTTTACCGTAATTTGCGCCCTCTGTATCCCAAAACAGCAATTCGTATCCGTAAGGGCAGCGCCAACGGCGTTGAGCTGAGCGGGTTAAAACTGGATGAAGACAAAAAGCGGGTGATGGAAATAATGCAGCAGGTCTGGGAGGACGACAGCTGGTTACATTAGCGAACGTTGCGGACGATAAAACTGGTTTTTACCGTCCGCAAGGTTGAACAACGAGCTATGCGAGGCGTTAGTGCTGTTATGCATGTCTATGCCGCATGAAATCGCATGATCGTTTGAGGATCGTTTTTGCTGAGGCCCGCCAGGAATGGCGGGCTTTTGCTTATGTCATGCAGGTGCATGAAAACCACTGCGTAAAGCGGGCAGGCGTGGCGGGGCTACGAGCGCGCGGTTTTGGGGTTAATCGTGGTTTTGGCGCCTCAATGTTGGGCGGCATGGTCATTTTTTGGGGGCTGGTCGTGCGCGCCTGCGTCGTGGTGAGGCGCTGCGTTTCGTCGTGAGCTGCCAGGTGGCGAAAGCTCAGGACCGCTCAGCGAGGCGCTGAGGCGCTCTGATGGTGTGATAGGCGCAAGGGAATAAAAAAACCGCCCGGAGGAGGGCGGTTGATATCAAAGGCTGGCCGGGAGAGCGTCAGTCTTCATCGGTCAGGTAGGGGTCAAAGCGTATCACCTCATCACCCAGCCACTCGTTAACTTCTTTGATGCGGCCCTGCAGGGGGGTAAGTTCGTTGCGAACGAAAACGCGCGCCGCTTTTTCCACATCGCCAAACCCGCCGGTATTCGTTGGAATAATCCCCATCAGCTGCGGCGGCACGCGGTGAGCTGCCAGCATGTCATCACGGCTCACATTCTTGATGTTAAGAAACTCATCTTTCGCTGCGACTTCTGACAACGGGATGATCTGAATACCGTCTTTCTTGCCGTTCGGGCTGTACATAAACAGGTTGCGGAAGTTGCCTGGCCCTTTCGATTTTTTCAGCGCTTCGCGTATGTTGTCCACGTCTTTCTGATCGGCGGCGGGGTCGCTCATGTACATGATAAAACCAGCATGGCTACCGTTTAGGTAATACTTACGGCGAAACAGCGTGGCCGATTCATTCAGCAGGGCGGAGGGAATGGCGGAGAGGTATTCCGGCATCCCGTAAAGCTCCTGGTTAACGTCGGGTTCCATCAGGTGAAACACGCCTCCCTCATCGAACTGATAGGGCTGCGAGTTGTAGCCATACTGTGCAAACCAGTAGGTGTCCGGGTCAATGCCACGACGGGTATATTTGGCAAGCGAGGCGCGCAGCTCCATGATCTGCCCTAACCGGTTCATGCGTTTTTCAAGGTAGGCATTACCGAATACCAGAAAGTCCTGGGCGAACCGAGAAAAGGCTTGTTTAGACAGCCAGCGGTGAGGGATGAAGGTACTGGTAAGAATATTGCGTTTTACCTGAATAGCGCTGGAGTGATGCACGGCGGCGCGGTAAGTTCGCGCCAGGCCATCCATGCTGATCGGTGGTTCGTACCAACGGTCTACCTGCACGCACTCCAGGTAATCAAATAACTCCCGGCGGTCCATCACGGGGATCGGATCGCCAAACGTAAACGCCTCCGCATGTGCATTACTGACCATGTTGGCCGTATCGGTGGCGGTCTGGCCGCTCGATGCCTTGCTGCGGTTTTTGCGGTTAGCCATTAAAAAATCTCCACGATGTTGCTGGTACTGGCGGAAGCTCCTGCCAGTGGTTCGTTATAAAGTGCGTGCATGGTTGCCCAGGCTAAATCCGCGTGGCTGGCTTCCTCTGTGCGGGCTGCTTCGTAGGTTGGCCGGTTGCCGCTGGCGGTGGTTGAACGGCGAATGGACATAAAGGACTGCGCGATATCCAGCATCCCCGCGTCAAACTCCAGACGGCGCCCGCTGATGATGTCGTAGGCTTTAAGCACCAGGGCATTTTTTACGGTCGGGTTGTAAACAAACTCACGCGCGGCAGGGAAAAACTGCTTAACCGTTTTGTAAACGCCATCGCCAACGCCGGTCGAGTCAATGCCGATGTAGGTCACGTTGTAGCGTCTGGTGATTTCCTCAATCGCTGAAGCCTGGGCGCGAAAGTCCATCCCGCGCCACTGGTGACGCTCAAGGATGCGGAATTTACCGCCGGGGACGACGGGAGGCGCAATGACAACGCAACCGGCGCTGTCACCGTTCTGCGTTCCTTTTGCCGGGTCATAGCCGATCCAGACCGGGTGGTATGCAAATGGCCGCAGTAAAAGCGGTTCGAAATCGTCCCACACGTCCCAGCTGTCAACCATGCAGGACTGCAGCAACGCCAGCGGGAACACGGACGCCAGGTCGTCAACAAACTGACACATCAGCAGGTTGTTGTATTCGTCCGGGCTGTACTCCAGGCGCAGCTGGTCCAGGTCGAAAAGGTTACACCCGCCGTTTACGGCATCTTCAATGGTGACTATCTGGCGGTACTGGCCGTCAGGACATAAAACGCCGTGGGCCAGGCTACTGTGAGAAAGGTCAAATTCTACCCTGTCGGCTTTCGGGCGCCCTTTATTGAACAGGGCACCAGACCAGAACGGGTAGGCGCTGTGCGTCAGGCTGGAAGGTGTTGAAAAATAGGTCTGACGCCATTTTTTGTGCAGCGCCATACCGGAGGCCACCTTGCGCAGCTCCTGGAATTTCGGTATCCAGAAATACTCATCAAGATACAGATTGCCGTGATAGCTCTGCGCGGTACGAGCATTTGTACCGAGGAAGTAAAGACACGCGCCGTTAGGCAGCACCATCGGATCGCCTTTCAGTTCAACGTCCACCTCTTTTGCGAAGTCGATGATGTACTGTTTAAAAACGTGCGCCTGCGCTTTACTCGCTGACAGAAAGATTTGATTTCGCCCCGTGGTGAGCGCGTCTATCAACGCTTCACGGGCGAAATAGTAGGTTGCACCGATCTGGCGTGACTTTAAGAGGTTGCGGATACGGTGCTTGATGCCAGCGTCCCACCAGTGGCGCTGGTACTCGAACATACCGGCGCGGAAAATCTCTTCCAGCTTTTCGATCTGCTCGTCGGTAAACAGGTTTTTTTCCGGCGGCTTGCGCGGACCTTTATTGCGGTTCGCCACGTTCGGATTCAGGTCTGCTTCATTCCCGCCATTGTTAAATTTGCCGATTCTGGCCTGTCGTTCGGACTGACGCGCCAGCAGGTCAATTTCTTTAAAATCCTTTCCTTCCTTCTGCTCCTTCATGACGAGCTGGCAGTAACGTGCGGCGGTGGTGAGCTGCATCTGATCCAGTGGGCCATATTCGCCCCACTTATCGCGTTTTTTCCAGCTGTGAACGGTTGCAACTTTCTCGCCCAGCATTTCAGCAATGCGGGCTACGCGGTATCCCTGAAAGTACATCAGCATTGCCTGACGACGGGGATCGAGGTCTGCGGGGGTCAGTGTTGTCATGGCACAAACATACGGCCTCAAATCAGCACTTTCCCCGGCTTCGCATTGTGTGGGAGTTCGCACAAGCCCAACGCGTTGTTTACACGCGCCCATCACCGCAAACATAAGGCTCTGAACGTGTTACGAACTAACTAACCGGAGCCGGACCGATGGCAAAAAAATCTAAGCGTTTTCGTATTGGGGTCGAAGGGGCCACTACTGACGGGCGCGTTATTGAGCGTGAATGGCTCACCCAGATGGCGGCGAGCTATAACCCGCAGGTATACACCGCGCTGATCAATATGGAACACATTAAGGGCTTCACCCCTGATGGGCCTTTCCGTCGTTTTGGCATGGTGGAAAAGCTGGAAGCGGAAGAAATCACCGAAGGGGCATTATCCGGGAAAATGGCGCTGTATGGCTGGATTGCCCCGACTGACGATCTGGTCACGATGACCAGCAACTGGCAAAAGCTTTTCACCTCAATGGAAGTTAACACCAGCTTTGCCGATACCGGCTCCGCTTATCTGGTTGGCCTGGCGATTACTGACGATCCGGCAAGCCTCGGCACTGAAATGCTGCAGTTCAGCGCCAGCGCAGAACATAACCCCCTGGCGCGCCGCAAGCTGGACAAAGACAACCTGTTTACCGCTGCTCTTGAAACGCTGATCGAGTTTGAGGACGTGCCGGAAAAAACCAGCCTGTTTACCCGCGTGAAAGAGCTGCTGTCCCGCAAAGGCGCCGATGATAACGCCCGCTTTGCTGATGTTAATCAGGCTGTTGAAACCATCGCGCGTGAGCATCAGACGCTGGCGGAGCAGGTCAGCACCCATCAGGCCGATTTCAGCAACAAGCTGAGCGATATGCAAAAGGTTGTTGATGAGACAACCAGCGCACTCTCCACCCTGCGTGAGCAGCTTTCCACCCAGGACAGCCGCAGCGAACGCCGCCCTAATGCGACCGGCAATAACGGCGCAGAACAAACCACCGATTGCTGACGGAGCAAAAGCACAATGAAAAAAGAGACACGTTTTAAATACAACGGCTATCTGACGCAGCTCGCCAAACTCAACGGCGTATCTGTGAGCGATATCGCCTCGAAATATACGGCTGAGCCGTCAGTGGCGCAGACGCTGGAAACGAAAATCCAGGAGTCTTCCTCCTTCCTGCAGAAAATCAACATTGTCCCGGTTGATGAGCAGTCCGGCGAGCGTCTGGGGCTGGGTATTGGTTCCAGTATTGCCGGAAATACTGATACCACCCAGAAAGACCGTGAACCCGTTGATCCAACTTACATCGACGGTGAAGGGTATAAGTGTACCCAGACCAACTCTGATACGGCGCTGCCCTATGCGAAGCTGGATTTATGGGCCAAATTCCAGGACTTCCAGACGCGCATCCGTGACGCCATCATTACCCGCCAGGCGCTTGACCGCATCATGATCGGCTTCAACGGCGTGAAGCGTGAGAAAACATCAGACCGCGCGACCTATCCACTGCTGCAGGATGTGAATATCGGCTGGCTGGAAAAAATCCGCAAGGAGAAACCCGTTCAGGTAATGGATAAGATCGTGTCCGAAGGCGAGGTGATTTCTCAGACTATCCGTGTCGGTAAAGGCGGTGATTTCCTGAATCTGGATGCGCTGGTTATGGGCGCCGTGAATGAGAAAATCGCGCCGTGGTATCAGGAAGATACGGAGCTTGTGGTTATCGTCGGGCGCCAGTTACTGGCGGATAAATATTTCCCGATCGTCAACCGTGACCAGCCAAACAGCGAAGCGCTGGCGGCAGATCTTATCATCAGCCAGAAGCGTATCGGCAACCTCCCGGCCGTTCGTGCGCCGTTCTTCCCGGCGAATGCCATGCTGATCACCCGCCTGGATAACCTGTCTATTTACTGGCAATCAGGCTCCCGCCGCCGTTCGGTCATCGACAATCCGAAGCGTGACCGCGTGGAGAATTTCGAGTCCGTTAACGAGGCGTATGTTGTCGAAGATTACGATGGCGTTTGCCTGGTTGAGAACATCGAACTGTTGCCCGTGCAGGCAGGTGGCAATGCCAGCCCAGCGCTGACAACTGAAACCATCCAGGAAATCGTTACGGCAGCGGTGAAAGGCGCGCTTGATGCGCAGGCAGCTGGCGGTGCTGGCGCCGGAGCGTGATAAATGAATCCGTTCCGTGCTCACACTCAGTATGTACAGGCACAGGATGCCGCCCGGCAGGGCGGCAGTAATGCCAGCCTGACGGGCTACAACCAGATGCTGTTACAGCTGACAGAACACCGCAGGCGCCTTAAAACCGTCCAGTCAAATGAGCGCAAGGCTCAGCTCAAACGTGAGTTTCTTCCCGCTTATGCCTCATGGATTGCCGGTTTACTGGATGCTGACGCGTCAGGCCAGGACGACGTGGCGATGTACGTCATGATCTGGCGCATTGATGCCGGAGACTATACCGGCGCGCTGGACATTGCCCGTCATGCCATTAAACACGGCTGGGTCCTGCCGCAGCGATTCAACCGGACCTGTGGGACCGCTGTTGCGGAAGAGTTTGCCGACGCGGCAATGCGCGCTTTTTCTGCCGGTGAATCATTCAGTGCCGCCATTCTTACCCAGGTGCTCGATATCGTTGAAGGTCAGGATATGCCGGATCAGTCCCGCGCCCGACTTCATAAGGCGATGGGCTACGCGCTGCGGGATAACGATCAGGCAGTGGCGGCACTCAACCATCTGAAGCGTGCCCTGCAGCTGGATAACAGTTCTGGCGTCAAAACCGAAATCAACAAGCTTGAAAGCCGATTGCGACAGGCAATGTCGGCTTAACGAATCGTGCCAACGCGCGGGGCGGCACGGGGTGGCGACAGGCTTTATGCCGCGTCAAAACCCCGTCCACCGCCCAACTATTTGGGAGTGCCAGAAATATGCAATTCGTTTCGCCGGAACAGGCCGGGGAAAGTACCCAGGACGTTATTAAAAACACCAGTTTCTGGCCTGATGTCAGGGTTTCAGAGTTCCGCCGTGATATGCGCATGGATGGGAGTGTCACCGATCCGCGCCTGCGTCTGGCGTTGCTGACAGCGATTGCTGAAGTTAACGCCGATCTTTATGAGTTCCGCGAGAAACAACGGGCGCAGGGGTATGCGAGCCTGGCCGACGTCCCTGCTGATGTGATCGACGGCGAAAGCCAGCGGCTCATGCTGTATCGCCGTGCGGTGTTTTGCTGGGCAAAAGCAAACCTGGTTGAGCGCTATCGCGATTTTGACGCAACCGGCGACGGAAGCAAGAAAGCCGAAGATATCGAAACAACCTTAGGCGAGCTGTGGCGCGATGTGCGCTGGGCGGAGTCCCGCCTGCGCGATATGCCGCATATGACGGTGGAGCTGATTTGATGAAAGTGCGTGCGCATCAGTATGACACGGTGGACGCACTCTGCTGGCGCCATTACGGGCGCACGCAGGGAGTCACTGAACAGGTGCTGCAGGCGAATCCGGGGCTGGCTGAATATGGCCCCTTTTTACCGCACGGGCTGCAGGTGGAGCTGCCGGATATCACGGCGTCAACCACTGCGCAGACTGTCCAGTTATGGGACTGAACTATGACGCTTGAACGAATCAGCGCCTTTATCACTTACTGCGTTGCCCTGCTTCTGGCATGGCTCGGCGATTTGTCTCTTAAAGATGTATCGACCATTACCGGTCTTGCGCTGGGGATTATTACTGCAGCGGTGACCTGTTATTTACGCTGGAAAGCCTACCAGCTGCTGCGGGACGGCAGAATATCCAGGGGGGAATATGAGTCCTTCAATCGTTAAGCGTTGCCTGGTTGGCGCGGTGCTGGCGATTGCCGCCACGCTGCCGGGCTTTCAGTCGCTTCATACTTCCGTCGAGGGGCTGAAACTGATTGCTGATTTCGAAGGGTGCCGCCTGCAGCCGTACCAGTGCAGCGCCGGGGTCTGGACTGACGGGATCGGCAATACGTCCGGGGTAGTGCCGGGCAAAACCATAACGGAGCGACAGGCCGCGCAGGGGCTGATTAATAACGTGTTGCTGACGGAAAAAAGGATTGAAGCCTGCCTGCAGGTTAAGCCACCTCAGCATGTTTACGATGCCCTGATCAGTATCGGCTTTAATGTCGGAACGGGGGCAATCTGCCGGTCAACAATGGTTTCTTACATCAATCGCCAGCAATGGTGGCAGGCGTGCAACCAGCTCCCTCGCTGGATATATGTAAATGGTCAAAGGAGTAAAGGGCTGGAAAACAGGCGCGCCCGTGAGCTTGCCTGGTGTCTTAAAGGGGCAGGGGCATGACGCGCGCGCTGGCGGTGATCCTGGCTCTGGTGCTGGCATTGCTGGGCTGGCAGTCATGGCGGCTTAACAATGCCGGTCACACCATCGGGACGCAGGCTGAGGCGCTTAAAAATAACAAGCAGGAGCTGGCGAAGAAAAACAGCCAGCTCATCAGCCTGTCCATTCTTACTGAAACCAACAGCCGGGCGCAGATGCAACTTTATGCTGCAGCGGAGGAGACTTCCGCGCTGTTGCGGAGCCGCCAGCGCCGGATCGAGGAGCTAAAACGTGAAAACGAGGATTTACGCCGCTGGGCTGACACTCCTTTGCCTGCTGACATTATCCGGCTGCGGGACCGCCCGGCCCTCGCCGGAGGTGCAGCTTACCGTGAGTGGTTGTCCAAAAGTGACGCAGTGCCGCCTAGACCGGTCAGCGCCGCGCAGTAATGGGGATTTGAACCAGGTGCTGGATGAGACTGAGGCCGCCTGGGCGGTATGTGCCGACAAAGTGGACACGATCATAGCGTGTCAGGAGCGAGACAGTGAACAAGCCGCAGTCCTTACGCAACGCCCTGAATAAATCGGTGGCGTATGTCCGTGACAACCCGGACAAACTGCACCTTTTTGTTGATAACGGTTCGCTGGTTGCAACCGGCGCCCGTTCAATGTCATGGGAATACCGCTACACCCTGAACGTGGTGATTGAAGATTTTAGCGGCAACCAGAATTTAGTGATGGCGCCCGTATTGCTCTGGTTAATGACCAATCAACCGGACGCTATCAACAACCCGGAGCTGCGCGAAAAACTTTTTACCTTTGACGTAGATATCCTGAGCAATGATCTGTGTGATATCAGCCTCAATCTGCAGCTCACGGAGCGCGTGATTGTCAGCACAGACGGCACCGTATCGAGCGTTGAAGCGGTGCCGGAACCCGACGTACCCGAAGAAATGTGGACGGTGAAACGTGGATGACCTGCAGAGGGTGGATGACTGGCTGGCGGCCCTGCTGGCGAATCTGGAACCGGCAGCCCGCAACCGTATGATGCGACAACTGGCGCAGGAGCTGCGCCGGTCGCAACAGCAAAATATCAGGCTGCAGCGTAATCCAGACGGCACCAACTTTGAGCCGCGCCGGGTGACGGCCAGAAGTAAAAAGGGGCGCATCAAGCGCCAGATGTTCGCCAAATTGCGCACCACTAAATACCTGAAAACCGCAGCCACTGCGGACTCTGCCAGCGTGCAGTTTGATGGGAAAGTCCAGCGCATCGCCCGTGTTCACCATTATGGTCTGCGTGATCGAGTCAGACGCAACGGCCCGGAGGCCCGGTACCCGGCACGCCGTCTTTTGGGCGTGAATGATGAGGTGGAAACCATCACCCGTGACACGCTGTTGCGCTGGCTGTCGGAGTGAAATTTGTGTCACGGACGGCACAAAACCTAACGCTGCCTCCCTTTTCCCTCTGATGGCAACCTTTCGTTATGAACGCACAACTAACCGAAATCATGCGCCTTATCACCAACCTGATCCGCACCGGCACCGTAACCGAAGTGGACCGGGAAAACTGGCTGTGCCGGGTGAAAGTGGGCGAGCTTGAAACCAACTGGATTAACTGGCTGACACTGCGCGCAGGCGGTGCCCGTACATGGTGGTGCCCGTCGCCGGATGAGCAGGTGGTGGTGCTGAGTATGGGCGGCAATCTGGAAACCGCTTTTGCCTTACCTGCGATCTATTCCAACCAGTTCGCCCCGCCGTCGGACTCTGTGGACGGCTGCGTAACGGAATACCCGGACGGTGGCTGGTTTGAATATGAACCAGCGACCGGCCGCTGGCATGTGCGGGGCATCAAATCCATGGTGATCGAGGCTGCAGATAACATAACCCTGAAAACGGGGGAATTTGTGGTGGAAGCAAGCAACACGCGCATAAACAGCGAAGTGGTGATCAATGGTGGCGTCACCCAGGGCGGCGGCGCCATGAGTTCTAACGGGATCGTAGTCGATAAACACGGTCATACCGGCGTTAAATCCGGTGGTGATACATCGGGAGGTCCGGTATGACGCTGTATATCGGCATGAGTCAGGGCAACGGCAAGGCCATTACCGACACGGACCACCTGCGCCAGTCGGTCCGGGATATTCTGCTGACCCCGCAGGGGAGCCGCATTGCCCGGAGGGAATACGGCTCGCTTCTGTCTGAACTGATAGACCAGCCGCAGAACCCGGCGCTGCGCCTGCAGGTCATGTCTGCAGTCTATGTGGCGCTGAGTCGCTGGGAGCCACGGCTTACGCTGGATTCCATCACCATCAGCAGCAGCTTTGACGGCTCCATGGTGGTTGAGCTTACCGGGCAGCGCAACAACGGTGCGCCGGTTTCCCTTTCGGTATCAACAGGAGCAGACAATGGCAGTGATTGACCTTTCCCAGCTGCCCGCGCCGCAGATAGTGGACGTGCCGGATTTTGAGACGCTGCTTGCTGAGCGCAAGGCCGCATTTGTGGCCCTTTATCCGGCGGATGAGCAGGACGCGGTACGGCGCACGCTGGCACTGGAATCTGAACCCGTCACCAAGCAGCTGCAGGAAAGCACCTACCGCGAAATCCTTTTGCGCCAGCGTATCAACGAGGCCGCGCAGGCGGTTATGGTGGCGTATGCCATCGGCGGCGATCTCGATCAGCTGGCAGCTAATTACAACGTGAAACGCCTGACGGTAACGCCTGCCGATAACGACGCGGTGCCGCCGGTTGCTGCCGTCATGGAAAGCGATGATGCGCTGCGCCTGCGTGTTCCGGCTGCGTTTGAGGGTTTGTCCGTTGCGGGGCCGACGGCGGCCTATGAGTTTCACGCCAAAAGCGCGGACGGGCGCGTGGCAGATGCCAGCGCAACCAGTCCGGCACCGGCGGAGGTGGTGCTTACCGTGCTGAGTCGTGAGGGTGACGGTACGGCAGGGGCTGAACTGCTGGCTGTGGTGGAGCAGGCGCTTAACAGCGAGAACGTGCGCCCGGTGGCAGACCGCCTGACAGTGCGCAGCGCCGAAATAATTCCGTACAGCGTGGATGCGACGATTTTTCTTTATCCGGGGCCGGAAGCTGAGCCGGTGATGGCGGCAGCAAAAGCCAGCCTGCAGAAGTACATCGCCAGTCAGACGCGGCTGGGCCGTGATATCCGCCGTAGCGCCATTTATGCCGCGCTGCACGTTGAGGGCGTCCAGCGTGTGGAGCTGGCGTCCCCGCTGGCTGATGTGGTGCTGGATAAGACGCAGGCGGCGTCCTGTACGGAATGGAGCGTAACCAACGGGGGCACGGATGAATAGCCTGCTGCCGCCTGGTTCATCGCCGCTTGAGCGCCGACTGGCGCAGACCTGCAGCGGGATTTCCGATCTGCAGGTGCCGCTACGTGACTTGTGGAACCCGGCAACGTGTCCGGTCAGCTTCCTGCCATATCTGGCGTGGGCGTTTTCCGTTGACCGCTGGGACGAAAGCTGGACGGAGAGCGTCAAGCGCCGCGTGGTGCAGGATGCTTTCTATATCCATCAGCACAAAGGGACGACAAGCGCCGTGCGGCGGGTTGTGGAGCCGTTCGGCTTCCTGATCCGAATTATTGAGTGGTGGCAGACCGGCGAGACGCCGGGGACGTTTCGCCTGGATATTGGCGTGCAGGACCAGGGCATAACGGAAGAAACGTATCTGGAACTGGAGCGCCTGATCGGTGACGCCAAGCCGTGCAGTCGCCATCTGATCGGTATGTCCATCAACCTGCAGACCAGCGGCCCCTATTTTGTGGGGGCCACCACCTACACTGGCGAGGAAATCACGATCTACCCGTATATCAACGAAACCATTATTTCCGGCGGCACCGCTTACGAGGGCGGAGCGGTCAATGTTATTGACACAATGAGAGTGAATCCATGAGCGCAAAATTTTATACCCTGCTGACGGATATCGGCGCGGCGAAACTGGCAAGCGCCGCCGCGCTCGGTGTCCCGTTGAAAATTACCCAGATGGCTGTGGGTGACGGTGGCGGTGTGCTACCGACTCCAAGCGCGCAGCAGACAGCGCTGGTTGCTGAAAAGCGCCGTGCGGCATTAAATATGCTGTATATCGATCCGCAGAACAGCAGCCAGATTATTGCTGAACAGGTGATCCCCGAAACTGAGGGCGGTTGGTGGATTCGTGAAGTTGGTTTGTTTGATGAAACCGGCGCACTGATTGCCGTAGGCAACTGCCCTGAGAGCTACAAGCCGCAGCTGGCTGAAGGCAGCGGACGCACGCAAACCGTACGCATGGTGCTGATTACCAGTAGCACCGATAACATCACCCTGAAAATTGACCCTGCAGTGGTCCTGGCAACCCGTAAGTATGTGGATGACAAGGTGCTGGAGCTAAAGGTGTATGTGGATGACCTGATGGCGAAGCACGTCGCAGCTAACGATCCGCATACGCAATATGCACCAAAAGTCAGTCCGACATTCACCGGCACGCCAAAAGCACCAACGGCGGCTGCAGGCAATAATTCCACGCAGCTTGCGAACACGGCATTTGTGCAGGCGGCAATTGCTGCTCTGGTTGCATCTTCACCGGCGGCACTCGATACCCTTAACGAGCTGGCGGCAGCATTGGGAAATGATCCAAATTTTGCCACCACAATGACAAATGCGCTTGCCGGTAAAATGGATAAAGCCGCGAATGGCTCAGATATTGCCAATGTTGCAGAGTTTCTCAAAAACCTTCGTTTGGGAGCAGGAGCACCGCCGATAGGAATTCCGTTCTTCTGGCCATCAGCAGCGATGCCCAATACGGTCATGGATGAGTGGTCTGATATGGTGTTCCTGAAGTTCAACGGCGCGACTTTTTCAGCAACAACATACCCCAAACTGGCACTGATCATTCCATCATTAAAGTTATCGGAAGCGCGCGGTGCCTTCCCGCGCATCTGGGATGACGGGCGTGGCGTTGATAGTGGACGCGCTTTATTAAGTGAACAACTTGACGCTCTGCAAAATGTTAAGGGTTCTCTGTCTGATAACACTATGGGGTCTGCTTCTTCAGCATCTGGAGTCTTTAATGTTGATTCTGGTTCTGGGGTTAAATATGCAGCTCCATCAGTTGGCAATGCATTTGGTTACTATGGTGTGACATTTGATTTATCCAGGAGCGCCAGAACATCAGCCGAAACAAGGCCACGTAACATTGCATTTAACTTTCTTGTAAGGGCTAAATAATGAAACCTGTTTTTGATGAAACCGGGCTGGCTATTGGGGCTGGAGATATTCGCTGTTTTTATTACGACTCTTTAACTCTGGAATATACAGGATGGTCAGATGAATTCATTAATATCGGCGTCAGCATGCCGAGTAATTCAACCGATATTGATCCAGGCGATGAGATAGCCGGTAAAGTTGCCGTATTTACAGATGGGGTATGGAAGCTGGAGGAAGACCATCGCGGACAAACCGTCTGGTCAACGAATGATGCTCGTGCTGCAATCGTCGATTATATCGGCGAAATTAAGCCAGATTTTACAACTATGTCACCATCAACACCGTTTGATATATGGGACGGTGGTAAGTGGGTAACGGATACCGAAGCGCAGCACGAGTCGGCTATTATGCAGGCAGAGAATGAGCGTCAGCGACTGATAAAACATGCCGATGCTGTAATGCTCGACTGGCGCACGGAACTGATGCTCGGTGAAATCAGCGACGCCAACAGAGCTAAATTGTCGGCGTGGCTGGCGTATAAAAATGAGGTTAAGTCGACTGATGTGACAGCCGACCCAGAGAATGTTAACTGGCCTTCTCCCCCGGAGGCGTAGGCCATACTGGTTTTGCTATATCAACGCGCATCAACATCACACGGTATTTTTTCCATTCAGATAGCGCGGCGGTTTCCTCTGCCGTCGCTATCCCTGCATCAACAGCATCCTGACGCCAACTAATTTCATCATCCGCTACGGCCTTTAAACGTAGTTTTTCTCGCTCTGCATCAGCAATTAACTCTTCACGTGTCGCCGGAGGAATATCAATCCAGACTGGCATATTTTGGCTGGAACTTAGCTGTTTGCCTTCAGGTGGCGCAAAGTTATATTCATTTCTGACGCTATCAGAAACCTCTATAACATCAGATGGTAATGAACCATTGGTAAGGTATTCTTCTTTCATCTCGATGGGATAAAAACCCAATGTGCTTGGCGAAAATAAATACATGGTTACTTCCCTATGGCAATAAAGTATGAAGAATTCATTCCACCCATATTGTATTTAGCAAAAAATCGGGTCAGGTCATTTGCGTCACGTTGTATCGATGGAAATTGTAGCGATGGTGATGCAGTCGTGGATATTAAAACGCCTGGCACAATAGCAATAACGCTACTCGGAAATGGTATAGGGAAATTGATATATAGCCCGTTAGAATCAAAAGACGCCTCGAAAGCCTGAATAACATATCCACTCGGCAACTTAAACCATCCGCCACCTGACTGAAAACTACTCATATCAGGAACTTGTCCCGCCCCTGAGCCAACATCCCGTTTCGCCGCTTCTCCCAATTGAACGTTTCGCTGGCGCAACTCCTCTACGAGGATGACCAGATGCCGCATACTTCGCCCAAGCCGGTCAAGCTTCCAGACAACCAGCGTGTCTCCAGAAGACAGAGTTTTCAGCAGCTTTTTTAATCCGGGGCGGTCAGATGTTTTACCGCTCATTTTATCTTCAAATATCAGTTCACATCCTGACCGTTCCAACGCATCACGCTGCAGAGCGGTGTTTTGTTCATTTGTTGATACGCGTACATACCCTATATGCATCTGTTTTCTCTCATGCAAAAGCGTAAATAGTGCCCGTGATGTGTGAAAACTGCATTTTCTTAAACGTTAATTTCCGCAGCCTGACGGATAGCATTGATACCTCAACGCCTATGGGGCGCTTTTTCTTTCACATCATGGGCGCCCTGGCTGAAATGGAACGTGAGTTAATCGTTGAGCGAACTCGTGCGGGATTAGCTGTTGCAAGAGTACAAGGAAGAATAGGGGGACGGCGTCCTAAGTTAACGCCGGAAGAGTGGGAGCAGGCCGGGAGGTTAATTGCTGCAGGCGAAACCAGAAAAAGAGTGGCCCTTATTTTTGATGTGGGGGTTTCTACGCTTTATAAAAAATTCCCTGCCACTCCTTTAGCCTCTGCTCAGTAGTTTTTCCGCTTATTGTGCAATGTCTGGCACATAGCAGGTTACGTGCGTTATTCGCTCATCATTCAGAACATAAGCAGACCCCCTGTAAACCGGAGAGACTGCCTTATGGCTCAGGATTACCACCACGGGGTGCGCGTTGTTGAAGTCAACGAGGGCACCCGATCCATTACCACGGTGAGCACCGCCATCGTGGGCATGGTCTGCACCGGCGATGATGCTGATGCGTCCATGTTTCCCCTCAATAAGCCGGTTCTGCTGACCGATGTGCTGACCGCCAGCGGTAAAGCGGGCGAGTCTGGCACGCTGGCCCGTTCGCTGGATGCGATTGCAGACCAGGCTAAACCCGTGACCGTCGTTGTACGTGTGGCGCAGGGCGAAACCGAAGCGGAAACCACCTCCAACATTATCGGCGGCGTGACCGCTGACGGTAAAAAAACGGGAATGAAAGCGCTGCTTTCGGCGCAGTCGCAGCTGGGCGTCAAGCCGCGCATTCTCGGCGTGCCGGGGCATGACACGCAGGCGGTTGCCACTGAGCTGCTGAGCGTGGCGCAGAGTCTGCGCGGGTTTGCCTACCTCTCCGCCTACGGCTGTAAAACCGTGGAAGAAGCGATTGCCTACCGTAACAATTTCAGCCAGCGCGAAGGGATGCTGATCTGGCCTGACTTCATCAACTTTGACACCGTGCTGAATGCAGATGCGACGGCTTACGCCTCCGCCCGTGCACTTGGTCTGCGCGCCAAAATTGACGAACAGACCGGATGGCACAAAACCCTGTCCAACGTGGGCGTGAACGGCGTCACCGGCATTTCCGCCGATGTGTTCTGGGATCTGCAGGACCCGGCAACCGATGCGGGGCTGCTGAACCAGAACGATGTCACCACGCTGATCCGCAAAGACGGTTTCCGCTTCTGGGGTTCCCGCTGCCTCAGTGACGATCCTCTGTTTGCCTTTGAAAACTACACCCGCACCGCGCAAGTTCTGGCTGACACCATCGCAGAAGCGCACATGTGGGCGGTGGATGGCGTGCTTAACCCGTCGCTGGCCCGCGACATTATCGAAGGTATTCGCGCCAAACTGCGCAACCTGAAAACGCAGGGCTACATCATCGGCGCCGACTGCTGGCTGGATGAGTCCGTAAACGATAAAGATTCCCTGAAAGCCGGGAAGCTCACTATCGATTACGACTATACGCCGGTACCGCCTCTGGAAAACCTGATGCTGCGCCAGCGCATCACCGATCAGTATCTGCTGGATTTCTCCAGCCAGGTAAGCGCGTAAGGGGACAATATGGCTTTACCACGCAAGTTAAAACACCTGAACCTGTTTAACGACGGGAACAACTATCAGGGGATCGTTGAGTCCCTGACCCTGCCTAAATTCGGCCGCAAGTTTGAAAAGTATCGCGGCGGCGGTATGCCCGGTTCGGCTGATGTTGATCTGGGGCTGGATGATGGCGCGCTGGACACGGAATTTTCAATTGGTGGCACAGAACTGCTGTTATTCAAACAGATGGGTAAAGCCACTGTTGACGGTATCCAGCTGCGTTTCACCGGCTCCATTCAGCGTGACGATACCGGCGAAGTGCAGGCCGTTGAGCTGGTTGTGCGCGGGCGACATAAAGAAGTCGATTCCGGCGAATGGAAAACCGGCGAGAGCAACACAACAAAAATCAGCAGCACCAACAGCTACGCGAAGCTGACCATCAACGGCGAGGTGCTCTATGAGGTTGATGTGATCAACATGATTGAAATCGTTGATGGCGTGGACCTGATGGAAGAACACCGCAACGCCCTGGGCCTCTGATCTACTTTAAAGGCGCGGGCAGCCGCGCCAGTACCTTATTAACAGGAAATGACAATGAGCGAACAACTGACTGAAAAAACCGTACAGCTGGACACCCCAATCAAACGCGGTAAAACCGAAATTGCCGAAATTGTGCTGCGCAAGCCGCAGTCCGGCGCGCTGCGTGGCACCCGTCTGCAGGCGATCATGGATATGGACGTCGGCGCGATGATGACGATTATTCCCCGCATCTCCACGCCCGCGCTGACCGCTCAGGAAATGGCTGAAATGGACCCCGCAGATCTCACCGCGCTGTCGGTTGAGGTGGTCACTTTTTTGTTGAAGAAATCGGTACTTGCCGGTTTGCCGACAGCCTGACGGTAGAAGACCTGGTGGCTGATATCGCCACCATTTTTCACTGGCCGCCGTCCGTCACTGACGTTATGCCGCTGACCGAAGTGCTGGAGTGGCGGCATAAAGCGATTCAGAGAAGCGGGGCCAGCGATGAGTGACACTAACCTGCGTTTGCAGGTAATTCTAAATGCGGTTGATAAGCTCACCCGCCCATTCAGATCAGCGCAGGCCAGCTCTAAAGAGCTGGCTACCGCCATTCAGCAAAGCCGCGCAAGATTAAAAGAACTGGACGCCCAGGCGGGCCGTATTGACGGTTTCCGCAAGGCAAGCGCGCAGCTGGCCGTCACCGGCAACAGTCTTAAAGCCGCACGCGAAGAAGCGGCGAAGCTTGCCACACAGTTCTCGGCCACTAACCGCCCGACGGCGGCACAGGCTCGTCTGCTTGAGCAGGCAAAAAACCGCGTTAACGAGCTGCAGAGCAAATACAATGGCCTGCGTCAGTCGGTGCAGCGTCAGCGTCTTGCGCTCAATGAGGCCGGGCTGGACACAAAAAAGCTGAGCAGTGCGCAGCGGGAGCTACGGCAGAACGCCGACGAAACCCGGCAGGCGCTGGACCGACAGCAGAAATCCCTTAAACGCCTGGGCGCGCAGCAGGCCCGTATGAACGCCGTCCGCGATCAGTATTCGCGACGCATTGAGGTGCGGGATCGTATTGCGGGCGCCGGAGCAACGACTACTGCCGCCGGGCTGGCGATGGGCGCGCCGGTGATGGCTGCCGTTAAAAGCTATGCCAGCATGGAAGATGCGATGAAAGGCGTGGCAAAGCAGGTTAACGGGCTGCGGGACGACAACGGCAACCGCACAAAACAGTTTTATGACATGCAGGATGCCATCAAGGCCGCCAGTGAACAGCTGCCGATGGAGAATGGCGCCATCGACTATGCCGCGCTGGTTGAAGGTGGCGCCCGCATGGGCGTGACAAACCAGAACGATTCTTACGAAGACCAGAAGCGTGACCTGCTGGCCTTTGCATCCACTGCTGCAAAGGCCGCAACGGCATTCGAGCTGCCCGCTGATGAGCTGGCGGAGGGGCTGGGGAAAATCGCGCAGCTCTATAAAGTGCCGACCCGCAATATTGAACAGCTTGGCGATGCCCTGAACTACCTGGACGATAACGCCATGTCTAAGGGCGGCGATATCATCAATGTGCTGCAGCGCATGGGCGGCGTGGCTGACCGGCTTGATTTCCGCAAGGCGGCCGCGCTGGGTTCCACCTTCCTGTCTCTGGGCGCCGCGCCTGAAATTGCCGCCAGCGCATCAAATGCGATGGTGCGCGAACTGTCGATTGCAACCATGCAGAGCAAGCGGTTCATGGAAGGTATGGATCTGCTGAAACTCAATCCAGAAGAGATTGAAAAGCAGATGACAAAGGACGCAATGGGGACCATTCAGCGTGTGCTGGAGAAGGTCAACAAACTGCCGCAGGACAAGCGCCTGTCCGCCATGACGATGATATTTGGCAAGGAGTTTGGCGACGATGCGGCGAAGCTGGCAAATAACCTGCCGGAGCTGCAGCGACAGCTGAAACTTACCTCTGGCACTGAGGCTAACGGCTCCATGCAGAAAGAATCCGATATCAATAAGGATTCACTTTCCGCGCAGTGGTTGCTTGTTAAAACGGGCGCGCAGAACGCTTTCAGTAGCCTGGGTGAAACCCTGCGCCAGCCGCTGATGGATATTATGGGGTACGTCAAAAGCGTTACCGGGGCACTGCGTCGATGGGTTGAGGCTAACCCGCAGCTGGCGGGCACACTGATGAAAGTGGCGGCTGCCACTGCTGCGATCACCGTTGTACTCGGCACGCTGGCGGTGGCCGTGGCTGCCGTGCTGGGGCCGCTGGCGGTGATCCGTTTAGGCCTGTCCGTGCTGGGTATAAAAACACTCCCATCCGTTATGTCTGCAGTGACCCGCACCGGAGGTGCGCTGTCCTGGCTGGCAAATGCGCCGCTTTCCCTGTTGCGCCGTGGCCTGGCGGCATCCGGCAGCAGCGCCGGATTGCTGACGTCTCCCCTTAACTCCCTGCGCCGTTCTGCCGGGCTGGCTGGCAATGCGCTGAAAGCGCTGGCCGGTGCGCCGCTTGCTGTCCTTCGCGGCGGAATGTCTGGTATTCGCAACATTATCGGCATGGTAATGAATCCGCTGGCCGCGTTGCGCGGGGGATTATCCGCAGCCGGTGGCGTGCTTCGTTTTCTGGCGTCCGGCCCGCTGGCTCTCCTTCGCGTTGCGCTGTACGGGATTTCTGGATTGCTGGGCGCCCTGCTTAGTCCGATAGGACTTGTCGTGGCGGCGCTGGCTGGCGTGGCGCTGGTTGTCTGGAAATACTGGCAGCCGATAAGCGCATTTTTAGGCGGAGTGGTTGAAGGATTCAAAGCTGCAGCTGCGCCTATCAGTTCGGCGTTTGAGCCACTGCAGCCTGTTTTCCAGTGGATAGGTGACAAGGTCCAGGCGTTGTGGGGCTGGTTTACTGATCTGCTGACGCCGGTTAAATCCACCTCTGCAGAACTGCAAAGCGCGGCGTCGATGGGGCGGCAGTTTGGTGAAGCGCTGGCGTCAGGGTTGAACATGGTCATGCACCCGCTGGATTCGCTTAAATCGGGCGTGTCCTGGCTGCTTGAAAAACTCGGCATTGTCAGCAAGGAGGCGGCCAAAGCGAAGCTTCCTGAGCAGGTCACGCGGCAGCAGCCAGCCACGGTAAACACAGACGGTAAAGTGGTGCTGCCGCCTGGCGGATTCCCGACGATGGGTTTTGCGGGCATGTACGACAGCGGCGGTACCATTCCGCGCGGCCAGTTCGGCATCGTGGGCGAGAATGGCCCTGAGATTGTTAACGGACCCGCCAATGTCACCGGCAGGAAACGGACTGCTGATCTGGCGAGGGTAGCGGCAACGCTCAATCCTTCCCGGACGGAACCGGCCAGCGCTAAACAACGTCCTGACCGCGAGATAGTTCTGCCGCCTGATGGTGTGAATGGTCCGGCAAATCTTCCGGTAATCAATCGCACTACTGAACTGGTGAAACTGGCGGCAACGGTAAGCCCCGTTCGTGATGTAACAGCCAGCCCGGAGCAGCGGCCTGAAAGCAGGTTAATACTGCCTCCTGAGATTGTTAACGCCCCGGCAAATCTTCCGGTAATCAATCGCACTACTGAACTGGTGAAACTGGCGGCAACGGTAAGCCCCGTTCGTGATGTAACAGCCAGCCCGGAGCAGCGGCCTGAAAGCAGGTTAATACTGCCTCCTGAGATTGTTAACGCCCCGGTAAAACTTCCAGGTCGGGATCGTGCTGCGGAGCTGGCTGATATCGCTGCAGCTGTCATGCCAGCACCGGCCATTACGGAAATCACGGATAAGAGGGCTGACCCGATGGCTATGCGCCAGAAGATGTTCGCTTCCGTAGTCGCTGGGGTAATGGGCCTGGCGGCTGCCCCGGCAGAAGCCGCACCACTTCATCCGTACAGTGTGCCTGTCAGGACGCAACCGGCGCCGTCGGCAAAGGCAGAGAGACAACCGCAGGTAATTAAGTACGAGATAAGCGCGCCAATTCATATTGTCGCCCAGCCAGGGCAAAGCGCGCAGGATATCGCCCGCGAGGTGGCCCGGCAGCTTGATGAGCGTGAGCGCAGGGCCAGGGCAAAAACACGCAGTAATTTTAGTGATCGAGGGGGTTACGAATAATGATGATGGTGCTGGGGTTATACGTATTCATGCTGCGCACCGTACCCTATCAGGAGCTGCAATATCAGCGCAACGGGCGGCACGCTGCTAACAGCCGGGTAAACCGGCGCCCGACAACGCAGTTTCTTGGGCCGGATAACGATTCGCTTACGCTGTCCGGCGTCCTGCTGCCGGAGATTACCGGCGGCAGGCTGTCTTTGCTGGCGCTGGAGCAGATGGCGGAGCTGGGGAAAGCCTGGCCTTTGATTGAGGGGAGCGGGACGATTTACGGCATGTTTGTGATCGAGAGTCTGAGCCAGACAAAAACAGAATTTTTTGAGAGTGGTATGCCCCGGCGCATCGAATTTTCGCTGAGCCTGAAAAGGGTGGATGAATCGCTGTCTGATATGTTTGGCAGCCTCAGCGATCAGCTCAGTAATTTGCAGGACTCCGCCACCTCTGCGATAGGCAATATGAAAAATACGGTTGGGGGGTTACTGCAGTGAATTTCAGCTCTGATCTCCTGAACCTGAACAGCAAAATCCCCGGTTTCAGCATCATCATTGAAGGTAAAGATGTGACTACCGTGCTGGATGCGCGCCTGATGAGTCTGACGCTGACCGATAACCGGGGTTTTGAAGCGGACCAGCTTGATCTGGAACTGGACGACTCGGACGGGCAAATCATTCTGCCGCGTCGGGGGGCCATTATTCAGTTTGCGCTGGGGTGGAAAGGTCAGCCGCTTTTTCCGAAGGGGGCCTTTACTGTCGATGAGATTGAGCATAGCGGCGCGCCTGACCGTCTTACAATTCGCGCGCGTAGTGCAGATTTACGTGAAACCCTGAATACGCGGCGTGAAAAGTCCTGGCACCAGACAACGGTGGGCGAAGTCGTGAAGGAAATCGCGGGCAGGCATAAATTAAAGATGGCGCTGGGAAAGGACCTGTTGGACAAGCCTGTCGATCATCTTGACCAGACTAATGAAAGCGACGCCAGCTTTTTGATGAAGCTGGCGCGGCAGTATGGGGCGATAGCCTCAGTCAAGGACGGCAATCTGTTGTTTATCCGCCAGGGGCAGGGCAGAACGGCAAGCGGTAAGCCGCTGCCGGTTATCACCATCACCCGCCAGGCCGGTGACGGTCATCGTTTTACCCTGGCTGATCGTGATGCCTATACGGGGGTAATTGCCAGCTGGCTGCATACCCGCGAACCCAAGAAAAAAGAAACAACTAAGGTTAAGCGCCGCCGGAAGAAAACCACCGCGCCAAAAGAGCCGGAAGCAAAACAGGGTGATTATCTGGTGGGAACGGACGAAAACGTGCTGGTTCTTAATCGCACTTATGCCAACCGCAGCAATGCTGAGCGTGCGGCAAAAATGCAATGGGAGCGTCTGCAGCGCGGTGTTGCGTCATTCTCCCTGCAGCTCGCAGAGGGTAGGGCAGATCTCTATACGGAAATGCCGGTGAAAGTGAGTGGCTTTAAGCAACCTATTGACGATGCAGAATGGACCATCACAACCCTTACGCATTCGGTCAGCAAGGATAATGGTTTTACAACCAGTCTGGAGCTTGAAGTAAAAATTGATGATTTGGAAATGGAATAAATAAGTTCTCAATATTGATTCTTTGTGTATCATTATTGAGATTTTAATGGTGGCGGAGAATAAAAAATGATGAATTGCCCAAAGTGTGGACATGCGGCGCACACCAGGAGCAGCTTTCAGGTTACTGATAGCACGAAGGAACGTTACTGCCAGTGCCAGAACATTAATTGCGGCAGCACATTTGTCACCCATGAAACGGTAGTGAGGTTTATCGTTACGCCGACAATAATTAACAATGCCCCGCCACACCCTACGCCAGGTGGTCAAGGGCACATGAATTTTTAAATCAAGAACCTGCTGCGGCAGGTTTTTTATGCGTCGGGAATTTCACCCGTTTCTATAAAATGCACAAAACTTTCCTCATCAATGACGATCGTTCCCTTCATACGTGCAGCATTTACTTTGGAAGGGCCAGCATTGTATCCACAACAAAGCATCTGCAGATTCTGAGTAACTGAACTTCTTACGGTCAGGCTGTTCGCCTCGGCAACTTCAATCAAACGCTCTTTATCTGACTTTTTGAAACCTGTAAAGCAGACATCAAAAGTGAGGGTTTTAGGCTTAATTACTTTGGTTAAATGCAGATAGTTCTCAGGGAGGAAAGATTGGCAGGACAGTTGAGCTTCATCTGCTGAAGAGAATTCCTGAAGGATTCTATCCTTACGAAACGTCCGAATCGAATGAGCTGATTGGCATATCCCCTGAATGTGGCTATCGCTATGGCTAACATTACTTATCGAGTGTGCACCAATGCGTGCATTAGCATTGATGTAAACAAAATGCATTTCTTCCATGTGAATCACCTTTATTACATAAACGGCTACAGACGTTGATGAACGGTGGGCAAAGTGGCTGCCGCCATTTTGCCGCCACCACCAAAGAAAAAGGGGCTACGTTTTCACGTAACCCCTTGTTTTATTTGGTGGAGCTGGCGGGAGTTGAACCCGCGTCCGAAATTTCTACATCCTCGGTACTACATGCTTAGTTTGTCTTTACATTCGCACGCCAGCTGCGGACAGACACGCCACTAACGAACTAGCCTGATTAGTTTTAACGCTTCAACCCCAGGCAGGGTTTCCACGCGATCTCTTTTGGGTTTGACCTCTCTTTGATCCCCGTCTTAAGAGCGGAAGCTAGGGAGAGAGGGCTCTTAGCAGGTTATTAAGCTGCTAAAGCGTAGTTTTCGTCGTTTGCGACTATTTTTTTGCGGCTTTTAACGAGGCAAACCGCCCCTCGGCATGCACCTTGGGTTTCGCAAATCCCGTCGAATCCAGAATCAGCCCCAATAGTGTTGAACTCAGTATACCAGATTTTACTTCCTCGACACCAGCCCGAAACGCTAACTTATTGAATAGTACAATAAGCGCGCAGAATCAACGTCCTGCGTTTTTCATGATACGTGCTTTGTCGAGCTGCCACTCGCGTGCTTTCAGGTCAGTACGCTTGTCGTGTTGTTTCTTACCTTTCGCCACGCCGATTTTCACTTTGCACCAGGCGTTTTTCCAGTACAAAGAGAGTGCCACCACTGTGAAGCCTTCACGGTTGATGCGTCCGTAGAGGGATTCCAGTTCGCGCTTGTTCAGCAGCAGCTTACGGGTGCGGGTAGGATCGCAAACGTAATGTGAAGAGGCGACGGTCAGCGGCGTAAAGTTCGCGCCGAACAGGAAGGCCTCACCGTCTTTCAGGATCACGTAGCTGTCGCCGATATTGGCTTTCCCGGCACGCAGCGATTTTACTTCCCAGCCCTGCAACGCAAGGCCGGCCTCGAATTCTTCTTCGATGAAATACTCGTGGCGAGCACGCTTGTTAAGCGCAATGGTCGCCGAACCAGGTTTATGTGCTTTTTTCTTCGTCATAAGTGTCGTAAAGCCGTCGGTAATCTGATTTTAAAAAGTCACCTCATTGCGTCCTGTGAGGTCTAACGCGCTATATTAGCACGAGATAAGGCTTAGCGTTTTTTTAACAGGTGATAAATGTTATTATTTGTCTGTTGTGTGACCATGGAAAATGCTATGCCTCAGATTAGCCGTACTGCGCTTGTTCCCTACAGCGCGGAACAAATGTATCAGTTAGTGAACGACGTTCAGTCCTATCCGGAATTTATTCCAGGATGCACCGGTAGCCGGGTGCTGGAATCTGGCCCGACGCAGATGACTGCGGCCGTGGATGTCTCCAAAGCGGGGATCAGCAAAACGTTCACCACGCGCAATACCCTGACGAGCAATCAGAGTATATTGATGCATCTGGTGGATGGTCCGTTTAAAAAACTGATGGGAGGGTGGAAGTTTACGCCACTGAGCGCTGACGCCTGCCGCATTGAGTTTCATCTGGATTTTGAATTTACCAATAAGCTGATCGAACTGGCGTTTGGCCGAATCTTTAAAGAGCTGGCCTCGAATATGGTTCAGGCGTTCACCACGCGCGCCAAAGAGGTTTACAGTGTCGCATAA